AGCGAAATCCTTATTCCTTTGCTGGGAATCTAGATCGACCGAAAACAGCCTAAGTCGATGACGAAGGTATGAACCGATACCGAGTTGAACATACATATTCAACCCTGGTTCGATACATATTCCTCTATCGGTTTTCGCTGATTTCGGAACGGTTGTGAATTTAGAACCAGGAACAATCGAGGGTGTTTGGGCCGAAGCCCAAGTATCCCCAACGATCGTTCTGTAGTATGGAACTAAATTCGCGGTGAGATGTAGTTCTCTGGCATATTTATCTGCTGAGATGCTACCAACACCTTTTACCGATGTTGTAGCCCCTGGTCCATGACGCATAGCGTTCTGGATTTGGGATAGACTCTTGATGTTCAAAGGGCCTAAGATGTTCTGAACGATAGACCGTAGACGGTAAACCCACACCGGATGGTGTGTGTCGCCGAATATCGGAAAACGTTCATTAACAACTCTACAACTCGCCTCGGATCCTAAAAAGGAATCGAGGGCGACCTTTGCTTTGTCAATACCTAACGGTAAGTTAGGAGATTTCGACAATAGTTTCGTAATGAGGTAATCATCTGAAAAATCAGATAATGAATCATACGAGCTAGCATCGATATCCAAATCGAGATAGCCTTGAAAGTCATTCTTGCTAATTAAAGCAATTATTTCTTCACTGCGTTTCGATTTAATGATTTTGCAAAGATTGCGTAAAACAGCGATTTCTAAGGATAGATCGCTGTGATATGGAAGAGAAATCTTATCCATATGGCTTTCCTCTTGCTAAAGTAGAAGGAATGCGACGACAAGTATCAAGGAAGCAAAAGATGCTACCAATAAGATACAGATCGCCGCCCAGGCTAAGTACGATAAGGCAGTTTTAAAGACCTTAATAAAGGTCTTCAAGCTTACCAACCATCGCACTTAACCCTGCGTCATCAGTGAGAATTGACTGAGAGAGGGCAAAAAGATCCCGTCTCTCGTCCCAGCTTGCATCTACTGGGATCAAATACTCAATTTTGACGCGGGACACATGCGCTACCTCATCAATACCATCAACGGTTTGAATTTGAGGAAGTGCTAAAGCAAACGTAACACGAGAAACAACGTTTCCACGTGATACAGATGCTTTCAGTGTTGACATCGAGCCCCCGGTATAACCGGTTGCATCGTTGATAAACACATGTGTATTCCCCTCTACACCGGCCGGCGTAAAAATCCGGTCAGCAGCAGCAGGAGATCCCGTAGGTGTTGCTACGCTATCAGTTAGCG